TCATGCCGCGAGTTTCCTTGTAGCGCCGAGGTCGCGGATGAGCTGCCCGAGTCCCTCGACGCGAAGCTGGAGGTTGACTGCATCCTCGGTTACATCGATCCGGCCCACCAGAAGCTGGACTATGCGGGCCTGCTCGGCTGGGAAGAGTTCATCCCAAAGCGGATCGAGCTGTTCGAGCGCATCACGGACCTCGGCTTCAGAGAGTCCATCGATGTCCTGCCGCGCCGACCGCCACGTTGCGACGACGATCTCAGGGGAGCGAAGCAGGACACGAAGCTGGTCGACGACCGCGGCCTCGATGTCGGCCGCAGGCAGTCTTGCGATGGCGCAGGCGCCGCGGCCACGCTTCAGCACAGACTGGCTGACATAGTACCGGTAGAGTTTTCCGCCCTTCCTGGTGTGTGTAGGCGAGAAGGCCGCGCCGTCCGGGCCGAAGATCAGTCCCTTCAGCAAGGCGGGCGTCTGTCCCCGTGTGCGGGCGCCACGGACCCGCGGGCTTTCGCGCAGAATGGTGTGGACCCTATCCCAGAGTGCCTTGCCGATAATCGCCGCGTGCTCGCCGGGATAGGACTGCCCCTTGTGGACGGCCTCGCCGATGTAGACCCGGTTGTTGAGCAGCTTGTAGAGGAAGCCCTTGTCGATCGGCCTGCCTCGCCGATTGAGAACACCCTCCTCCCTCAGCGTCCTGCACAGTGTAGTTGCCGAGCCGATGGCGACGAACTTATCGAAGAGCATGTGCACGGTCGCGGCGTCGGCTTCGTCGATGACCAGCTTGCGGTTCTCGACCCGGTAGCCGAGCGGCACCGGCCCGCCCATCCACATGCCGCGCTTGCGGGAGGCGGCGATCTTGTCCCTGATCCGCTCGCCAATGACCTCGCGCTCGAACTGGGCGAAGGAGAGCAAGATGTTGAGCGTCAGCCTGCCCATAGAGGTGACGGTCGAAAATGCCTGGGTGATTGAGACGAACGTCACTCCATTCCTGTCGAACACCTCGACCAGCTTGGCAAAGTCCATAAGCGATCGGCTGAGCCGGTCGATCTTGTAAACGACGATGACATCGACGCGGCCGTCCTCGATGTCGGAGAGCAGCCGCTTCAGCGCAGGCCGCTCCAGCGAGCCGCCCGAGAAGCCGCCGTCGTCGTAGCGATCGTGGACCAGCAGCCAGCCCTCGGCCTTCTGGGAAGCGACATAGGCCTCGCAGGACTCGCGCTGGGCATCGAGGCTGTTGAACTCCATGTCGAGCCCCTCCTCGGACGACTTCCTGGTGTAGACGGCGCAGCGCAGCTTCCTGACGATCGGCTTCACGCCCGTGCCCTCCGGTTCCTGAGGCCGAAGAACACCCAGCCGTTCCACCTCGTGCCGGTGATGGCGCGGGCCACGGAGGAGAGCGAGTGGTAGGGACGACCCTGCCACTCGTAACCGTCCTTCAGCACGGTGACGATGTGCTCGACGCCCTGCCACTCGCGGATCAGCCGCGTTCCCGCGATCGGCTTGTCGTCCACCCGCAGTCGGCGGATTGCCTTGTTGCCGCCGTCGAGTTGCTCGCCGAGAGCCTCCAGCCGCTCGATGGTTTCCGGCTTCAGCCCGCCATACGCGAGTTCCTGGATACGGTAGGCCAGTCGGCTTTCGAGGAAGCGACGGTTGTAGGGCGGAGGCTCGGTGCCGAACAATTCGCGCCACTTTCCCTTCAGGTCCACCGTCGGCGTCGTCTTCAGCGCTGCCAGGCGCGCAATCACCGTCTCCGTCATCGTCATGCTCCGAGCTCGAAATTTTGAGCATGACCGCTCTGGTGGGCATTGAAGTCCACGAAACCTTTCTCCGTCGGTGCAGATAGTTCGCTTGACTGTCGGGCCCTCAGCCGAACCAGGCCGGCGGCCAGGATCGACGCGATCTCGGCCCGGCGCTCGGCGGGACGCATGTGGTCGGGTGGGAGGGCGTTACTCATCTCGATTCGACTTGGTGATCGACCGAGATCATCACAGGACGTGCTAATAAGATAGCAAAAACATATACTTATAGTATGGCAGCGAAGACAAAAGTGGTGCCGAGTAGTGGCTCGCAAAGTGCTTTTGCCGCGAGAACCAAGTTCATGGCGGAATTGCGGTGCGCCAGATTGAAAAATAAGTGTTCGCGTTGCTTGTGTGTAGAACGCAGTTGTGCACAGGCCCTGGATTGCCTGCGCAGCCGCTCTCCATATCCTCCCGGCCATACATCAGTTGGCGAGTCGATTTCGCCGGAAAGGAATCCATGACCAAGCTCAGCGCATTTGTTCGCAAGACCTCCAGTCAGCTGCTTCAGGCGTACTTCGATCAGACCCACGTCGCCGTGCCGACCTCGATCGACTGGCACTCGGAAGATGGCAAGTTGGCGAAGCCGCTGCTGATGGCCATCGATGAGATGACCCCTGCCGATCATGCGCGGGTGCAGGCCGATGCCGATCGTGTCGCCGACATGACGGACCAGTCCGGTCAGGCCGCGCTCAACACCGTCGTGACCGATCGCGACCAGTTCGAGAAGATCAAGGTCGGGCATGATCGCGCGCTTTGGGTGTTCCTCCACAATCGGGCGGAGTTCGAGCGGGCGGAGGAGATTCGCTACGCGGATCACTACCGGCGCGGAGCGATGTGGAGCGGTTTCGTCATAGAGCCCGGCGTCGGCCTCAACATCGACGCGGCCGCGCTTGCCCGGTTCAAGGACGCGCTGCGCGGCCAGCTTCGCTCGGAGAACATCGAGGTCGAGCACTTCCAGCGAGTTCGTGTCGACTACACCGGGGAAGAGCACCAACTGATCCAGATGGCGATCTACAGCGAGGGCTTCCCGCAGGACGACCTGGCCTTCGATGGCCCGGACAATCTGGTCAGGCGGTCGCGACGGCCCGTTCGCGAAGCCGCCATGGTCTACGAGCAGTCGACCGGCGTCATCGAGGTCGTCGGCAAGGAGAAGGACTCCCGCCTCGACATCGCCAGGCTCGCCGTTCGCGATCTGCTGGGGTTCGACTTCAAGCAGAATCCGCTGCCCCTGAAGCGATACGACCTCGCTCCGCTCATGCGGCCGCACGCTTTCCCGGTCGATCCGGAGGACGGCATTGATTCGGTCAAGCTGAAGATGCTGCGTCTGATGCCGATCGACGCGCCGGCCGAACGGGTCACTTTGGAATGCTTGTCAAAGGCGCCTCATTCGATCTGGGAGCTCGGTGCGCGCTTCGGCCATGCCGATCCCCTTCGCGCCGGCTTTGTGTGCACCCAGGCCGAGCTTGTGGTCGTCTTCCAGCCGAAGGCAGGCTCATCGAAGGGCAGCACCCTGAACCTCAAGATCACCATGCCGAATGGCTGCAATCTGAAGGAGCAGACGCCCGAGCAGGAGATGATCGCAGAAAAGTACCTGCGTCGCTGGGGATTGCTCGAGGAGGCATGAGATGGCGAGGGGACTGAGCCGGAGCGCGGTGGACCTGTTGCTCTCCACCATCGAGAGCCCGTCTGGCAGGGTCGCTGGTTCAGTCCTCGACGATTTCTACCCGGAGGACGCGGACACGCTCCGTAGTTCCGGCTTCCTCGTGCCGGACGGCCATGTCACCGCGGCCGCGCCATCGCTCGATCCCGACGATCAGGTGACGGAGGTGTCGTGGTCGCCGGATCGCGGCGGCTACGTGAGGCACGACCCGGACACCGGGCGGGCCGCCGTAGCTGCCGAGCGGCTTCGAATGTTTCGGGTCGACATTCCCGCAGTGATCGGTGCGCTGCTGTCCAGGATCACTCTGGACAGGAAGCCGCGGTCGCCGCGCGAGCTGTCGGAAAACATCCTCTGGGAGGTCGACGACCTGCGGATCGACGGTCGCCCGACGCGGGTCGCGACCTGGTTCGCACGCCGGCTGTCGGTACCGACGGAATGGCAGCGCGTGCGCGCGCATATGCTGCAGCGGCCGGCGCCCGGGTTGCGCATCGTCCTCACCAGCACGCCAACGTCGGTACTGCCGGTCCAGGTGGAACGTCTCCACAGCTACATCTGTGTGGCTGACGTTCTCGACTACCAGGCCGGGCTGGTCGTGGATCCCGCGATCCTCGCGGCGCGGATCAAGGATCCGAACGGCGCGGCGGACGCGGTCGTATCTTCCTCGGCCGACTGCGCGGTCGTCACAATCCGTGGGTTCGCGCATCACTTCACCGGCAGCAAGCAGCGCGGAATCATGCGCCAGCTCGTCCAGGCTTACCTGGATAACACCGCTCCTTGCCTGACTGCCGAGGTCTTGCTGGAGGCCGGGTATCTTCCGAGCGTCAACACGCTCGCCAAGGCGTTCTCCGGCCGGCCGGACTGGCGCACCTTCGCTGCCGAAGAGGGCGGAACCTGCTGGTTGGTCGTCTGACCAGTCGTCACTCGCTGGAAAAAACTTCAACCCGACATTCCTACCTTCAGTCCTACCTGGCGCCTCCCCGGCTCCTCCGGGCCACCTGCGATCCTCGCGGCACTTCGAAAGAACCCGCAGGAGATCGAAATGCAGGTGATCCATCTCAACCAGGTCGAACTTTCCCGCCGCTGGAAGATCAGCCCGAGGACGCTCGAGCGCTGGCGCTGGCTCGGACTCGGACCCCGGTACCTCAAGGTTGTGGGCAGGGTCGTCTATCGGCTTGAAGACATCGAGGAGTACGAGGCGAAAAAGCTGCACGACGGGGAGGAGCGCTGATGTCCGCCGCGCTCCCGACCGATCTGTATGAAGTTTATCCGGCTAGCCCTATAAAACGCCGCCGCGCCACCAAGGTCGAGGTTGCGGCTCGCCGGCAGGCGCTGCTCGACATCGTGGTCGCGATGCGGCCGATGACAGTGCGCCAGGTGTTCTACCAGGCGAGCGTCCGCGGCATCATCGACAAGACCGAGGCCGACTACGACAAGATCCAGAACGACCTCGTCCACCTGCGCCGCTCCGGCGCGCTGCCGTATCACTGGCTGGCCGACAACACCCGCTGGCAGCGCAAGCCGCAGACCTACCGCAGCGTGGAGGAGGCGCTGGAGGAGACGGCGAAGTTCTACCGCAAGGCGCTGTGGGCCGAGGCGGACGCCTATGTGGAGATCTGGCTGGAGAAGGACGCGCTGTCCGGCGTCGTCATGCCGGTGACCAGTCTCTACGACGTGCCGCTGATGGTGGCGCGGGGCTACGCCAGCCTGTCTTTCCTGCATAGCGCCGCCGAGGCGATCTCCGACTTGTACGTGCCGGCCCATATCTACCACCTCGGCGACTTCGACCCGAGCGGCGTCAACGCCGCCGAGAAGATCGAGCAGACGCTGCGCGAACTGGCGCCGGCGGCCGAGATCCACTTCGAGCGCATCGCGGTGACGCCGGAGCAGATCAGGATGTGGAACCTGCCGACGCGGCCGACCAAGACCTCCGACAGCCGCGCGAAGGGTTTTGGCGACATCTCGGTCGAACTCGACGCGATCGCGCCGAGGGATTTGCGCGCGCTGGTGCGCCAGGCGATCGAGAATCACCTGCCGGCGTCGGAGTTCGCCGTGCTGCAGGCCGCGGAGGCGAGCGAACGAAACCTGATCAACGGCCTGGTGGGCATGCTGCGCAAGAGCGCGAACGAGTGAGAAGCGGTGCGAATACGCATGCCTACGCAGATATTCGCAAAAGCTATTTTGTTTGCGATAGTCTACTCGTTGCTTGGACAAGCGTAGTATTGCGAAAACGTTCGTAATGCGAACCCATCGATATTGAAGTAATATTATCGCCTCTAACATTGAGGCGTAATCTTCATGAACGCTATTTCCATTCCGCCGACTGTCGCGTCGGTCGGCAGCGAGGCGGAGCTCAGCGCGTGGCTGGCTTCCGCCGAGCCCGGCGCGACCATCCAGTACCATGACGGCTTGCTGGCGGCCGATATTGCCAGGGATCAGCAGGACAAGAAGGCGAAGGCGGAGCTGGTCGCCATTGCCCGGCTTGCCTGGTGGGCCGGCCAGCAAAGTCTTGTCCATCTGGTCCAGCGTCGGCTCGAGCCCGGCCGGTGCGCATATCTCGCGATCATGCGGCCGGCACCGGTGCGGCCCCGCGACAAGCCCCGTCACCGGAAGGACGCGGTGGCCGGCGCCAACGTGGCCGACGGCAAGCCCGCCCACGGCTCTGTCCTTGCAGAACTTCTCGACCATGCCGGCGAGATCGAGCGGCTGCCTGTCGATGTCCTCGTCGCCGGCTCCGGCGAGAACCGGCACCTTCTTCGCCAGCGTGCCGGCAGGCTGCGCGAACACCTGGCCGAGATCATCGCGAGGGCGGCACCATGAGCGGCGTTGTCATGAAGTGGGCGCGCGCGCAGCGCTTTGGCAGCATGCCGCTCAAGGCCCTGGTCAACGCGATCGCGGCGCGCGCGGATCCCAAGGGCACCACCTGGGTGTCGCAGGCAACGCTGGCCGAGGACATCGGCGCCTCCGATCGCCACGTGAGGGCGCTGCTGGCCAGGCTTGAGCGGCTTGGGATCATTGTTCGGGTACCGCGCAGTGCCGGCCGCAAAGGCCGCCTCACCGACTCCGTGACGCTCGCCATGCACCGGAAGTTTGACCTGTCGCCGAGCGACGTCCGCGCCGTACTGTCGAAGCCTGCAACCGGAACACGTCTTCCGCTTGAAGCCGAAAGTTCCAACCGGAACAAATCGACACTTGCAACCGGAACACGTGTTCCGGGGAATATTAAGAGAACAACATATCCTAGCCAAGGAGAAGAGAAGCCTACGTATCAAGGTATGGCTCTGCCCCCCGGCGGCCCCCGGCTCGTCGTCGTCGGCGGTCAGGCTCTGGAGGACGGCCAATGAGGTCGGCTCTCCATCCCCACCAGCACCTTGCCCTGGCCGGGCTTCGGGAGGCGCTGCTCGCTGGGTATCGCCGTCCGGTGATCCAGGCTCCGACTGGCGCCGGCAAGACGATGCTGGCCGCCGCCATTACCGACGGCGCGCTGGCGAAGGGCAAGCGGGTGCTGTTCGTGGTGCCGTTCCTGAGCCTCGTGGACCAGACCGTCGCCGCCTTCGCCGCCGAGGGCATCACCGCGGTCGGCGTCATGCAGGGCCAGCATCCCATGACCGACGCCGGCCGGCCGGTGCAGGTGGCTTCGCTGCAGACGCTGCGCCGCCGCCGCATCCCGGCCGCCGACATCGTCATCATCGACGAGGCGCACCGCTGGTTCGACTTCATCGGCACCTGGATGGGCATGCCCGAGTGGAAGGACGTGCCCTTCGTCGGGCTGTCGGCAACACCATGGACGCGCGGACTTGGAAAGCACTACGACCACCTGATCGTCGCCGCCACGACCACGGAACTGATCCAGAAGGGGTTCCTGTCGCCCTTCCGCGCCTATGCACCGGCTCACCCCGACCTGTCTGGCGTCTCGGTCGTGGCCGGGGACTTCCACGAGGGCGAACTCGCCGAGGTGATGAGCGAGCCGGTGCTGGTGGCCGACACCGTCACCACCTGGCTGCGGCTGGGCGAGGATCGGCCGACGCTGTGCTTCGCCGTCGATCGCGCGCACGCCCGCAAGCTGGCCGACGAGTTCGAGGCGGCCGGCGTGCCGACAGGCTATGTCGACGCCAACACCCCCGCCGACGAACGGGAACGGATCGGCCGCCGGCTTCGGGAAGGCCAGATCAAGGTGGTCTGCAACGTCTACTGCCTGAGCACCGGCGTGGACTGGGACATCCGCTGCATCATCCTGGCAAGGCCGACCCGCTCCGAGATACTGTACACCCAGATCGTCGGCCGCGGCCTGCGCATCGCCGAGGGCAAGGACGACTGCCTGATCCTCGACCATTCCGACACCACGCTCAGGCTGGGCTTTGTCACCGACATCCACCACGAGACGCTCGACGCCGGCAGGCCGAGGACCGCCACCACCGCGGGCAAGGCCAGGCCGAAGCCGCTGCCGACCGAGTGTCCGTCCTGCTCCTTCCTGAAGCCGGCCGGCGTCCGCAAGTGCCCGGGCTGCGGCTTTGTGCCGGAACGGCAGTCGGCGATCGAGGCCCGCGACGGCGAACTCGTGCAGCTGACCGGTGCCCGCAAGGCGAAGGGCGACATCTCGGGCCACACCCGCCAGCAGGTCTATTCCATGCTGCTATGGGTGCAGAACGACCGCGGCTACAAGGCGGGCTACGCCGCCGCGAAGTTCAGGTCGCGATACGGCGACTGGCCGCGCGGGCTCCGCGAATATTCCGTGGCGCCCGACGCCGCCTTCCTGAACTGGCTGAAGTCGCAGGAGATCGCCTTCCACAAGCGGCGGCAGAAGGAGGCGTCGCGTGCTGCGTGAGCCTCTCAAGGACCGCGCGCTCGGCCGCTGGCAGGGCATCCTGGCCTCGCTTGGCGTGCCGGCGAAGGCGTTAACCGGACGGCATTGTCCCTGCCCGGTCTGCGGCGGCAAGGACCGCTTCCGCTTCGACGACAAGGGCGGCCGCGGCACGTGGATCTGTTCCCACTGCGGCGCCGGCGACGGCATCGAACTGGTGAAGCGGCTGATGCAGGTCGAGTTCCGCGACGCCGCCTGCCTGATCGAGCAGCACATCGGCGAGGCGCCGGTCGTCCGGGTCAACGGCAAGCGGCAGGAAGCTGACCGACGCGACGATATTGTCGCACTGTGGAACCGCTCCGCGCCGATCACACTGGCAGACCACGCCGGCCGCTACCTGTTCGACCGCACCGGCATCACGGTCTTCCCGCCGTGCCTGCGCTATGCACCCGACGAGCGGCACGTCGAGCCGGGTTCGCGGCCGACCTGGCATCCGATGATGGTCGCCAAGGTCTGCCCGTCAGACGCCGCCGTGGTAGCCGGCGAGCGCGCCGCGCTCCACCGCACCTGGCTGGACAGGGATCATGCCGGCAAGGCCAGGGTGACAATGCCGCGCAAGATGCTTGGCAACATGCCGACCGGGGCTGCGGTCCGGCTGATGGAGCACCAGGCGGTCTTGGGCATCGCCGAGGGCATCGAGACCGCGATCTCGGCGTCGATCCTGTTCAGGGTGCCGGTCTGGGCCGCGCTGACGGCCGGGCTGCTGGAGACCTGGATTCCGCCCGCCACCGTGACCACGGTCTACGTCTTCGGCGACAACGACGGGAGCAACACCGGCCAGGCTGCCGCCTACGCGCTGGCTCGGCGCCTCAAGCTCGGCGGGCTGACGGTCGCGGTGGAGATCCCGCAGATCACCGGCTGGGACTGGAACGATGTCCATCAGCGGCAACTGCACCCCGTGGATCGATCCTGAAGCCGGCGGCCGAATCCCGCTGCTATCGCTGCCCTCGCTTCATTAGCCCTGCCTGATTTATCCACGCCCGAACCGGCCAGCGCGACAATCACCGCCAATCATGGAGGTGATGATGTCCGACGAGTTGGTGTTCATGGCCGTGGTGGGGATCAGCGTGGCGAGCGCGGTGGCGGCTGCGGCGATAGCCGTCGCGGTGGATACCCGCAGGCGGCCGGCGGCGCGCAAGGTGATCGACCGACTGATGCAGATCGCACTGCTGGGCGCCGGCGCCATCGTCGCGCTTCTGGGGATCGGCAAGTAGACGGCCGCGTACGCAAGACTGGATCGCGGCGAATCAGAGCGTGCCGGACGGTCGTGAACGCCACGTAAACACCGCCGGTCGTCCGCTTCCTGTGAATAATCCTTCTGGGATCGTAGCCGTGCGAAAACGTGCGTAGAATTGCGAAAGACACAACAATATCAATATGTTGAAGTCTCTGCTAAAGTTCCCGCCAGATGGTTCGATAGTCGGGCGACACGGGCATGAAGGGCGGGATCGATGGACATCAGGCGGGCAAGGCCGGTCGGACAGGCGCGGGTCGCGCCGCACGTACTGGCCCGGCTGGTACTCGCGCTCTGTCCGTGGAGTACCGTCCTGCCGCGAGTCTGATCCCCTACGCCAGGAACGCGAGGACCCACTCCGAGGCGCAGGTCGCGCAGATCGCGGCGTCGATCAGGGAATTCGGCTGGACGAACCCGATTTTGGTCGATGCGGACAATGGCGTCATAGCCGGCCACGGGCGCCTGCTGGCGGCCAGGAAGCTCGGCATGGCGGATGTGCCGGTGATCGTGCTCGCCGGCCTCAGCGAGGCGCAGAAGCGGGCGCTGGTGATTGCCGACAACAAACTCGCCATGAACGCCGGCTGGGACAGTGACCTGCTCGCCATTGAACTCGGCGACCTGCAGGGCCTCGGCTTTGACCTTGCGCTCACCGGCTTCGACGAGGACGAACTTCTTGCCTTGATGAGCCCCGGCAATGCCGGTCTCACCGATCCCGACGACATTCCGGAACTGCCCGAGCAGCCGGTGTCGGTTCGCGATGACGTCTGGATCATGGGCAGGCACCGGCTGATCTGCGGCGACAGCACCGACGCGGACGACGTGGCGAAAGTGCTCGCCGGCGTGAAGCCCAACCTGATGGTGACGGACCCTCCCTACGGCGTCGAGTACGATCCCGCCTGGCGCCGCAAGCTTGGCGATGGAAAGGACCTCGCCACCGGCAAGGTGCTGAACGACGACCGGGCCGACTGGCGCGAGGCCTGGACGCTCTTCCCCGGTGATGTCGCCTATGTCTGGCATGGAGGCCTTCACGGCGCCATGGTGGCGGCCAGCCTGGAGGCGGCCGGCTTCGCCATTCGCTCACAGATCATCTGGGACAAGACCCGGCTGGTGATCGGCCGCGGCGACTACCATTGGCAGCATGAATGCAATTTCTATTCTGTCCGGAAAGGCAGGAAGGGCCATTGGTCGGGCGACCGCAAGCAGACCACGGTCTGGGCAATCTCGCACCGCAAGTCGGCCTCGGGGCACGGCACGCAGAAGCCGGTCGAGTGCATGAAGCGGCCCATCGAGAACAATTCCTCGCCGGGCCAGGCTGTGTACGAGCCGTTCTGCGGCTCCGGCACCACCATCATCGCGGCCGAGATGACCGGCCGCTCCTGCCATGCCGTGGAGCTCAATCCCGCCTATGTCGACCTCGCCATCACCCGCTGGCAGGACTTCACCGGCGAGACCGCCACGCTTGAGGCCGATGGCCGCAGCTTCGCCGAGGTGAAGGCGGAGCGGCTGCCGGAGGTGCCGGCGTGAGCGCGTCCCTGGGCCAGTCCCGGTCTGCGTCGCTGGCGGAGGCGATCACGAACGTTGTGGTCGGCTTCCTCGTCGCCTTGGCAGCCCAGCAGCTGATCTTCCCGGTGTTCGGCATCGCCACCACTCTGGTGGAGGACGGCGCCATTGCCGCGATGTTCACCGCCGCCTCGCTGGTCCGCAGCTACGCCATCCGCCGCCTGTTCATGCACCTCGACGCCTGTCGGGCTCGCCATGAAGAACTGCGCCTGCAGAGCCTGCAGCGACGTCTCTCAACTGTCGGCAAACGTGGAGCCCGCCGCCCATGAACCGCACCGAACTCGCCGCAGTCTGGCCGCCCAACGTGACGGTCGCCGCCGCGGCCGGGCATGAGCCAATGACGCCAATGCAGGCCATCCGGCAGAAGTGTCTCGATTGCAGCGCCTACCAACTGCAGGAGGTCCGGCTCTGCGAATTTGTGACCTGTGCGCTGTGGCCATTCCGTTCCGGACGCCACCCTTACACGCAAAAGCGCGTGTACCACGCACTTTCGGCCGGACCGGCCTCAGGGGGCACTCAGGTACCGGCCGAAGGCGCGTCCTCGAAAAACCCCGCCCTACAGGCCTCTGGCGGGCAAAGCGGGCATTCTGGCGCAGCACCCTCGGACGTGGAGGGCTGATCCATGGCGCGGCGCGGCCACATCCCCGATCCGATGCTTCGCCGGCAGGTCGAGGCCATGGCCGGCTACGGCGTCACCGAGGCCCAGATCGCCGGCCTGATCGGCATCGATTCCAAGACACTGCGCAAGCACTACCGCGACGAACTCGACCACGGACACGTCAAGGCCAACGTCAAGGTCGCCGAGAACCTGTTCAGGAAGGCCACCGGCGAAGGCAGGGAGGCGGTGACCGCCGCCATCTTCTGGCTGAAAGCGCGCGCCCACTGGAAGGAGACCAACGTCACCGAGCACACCGGCGAGGTCCACACCCCCGTCACCGAGATCAGGCGCATCATCATCGCCCCACCCGATCCGGAGAAGCTGCGCAACACGCCTGGCCTGGCGGTCTATCCGCCGAAGGATGAGCACAAGCGGGAGATCGACCTGTGACTGCCGATGTGCAGGACCTGGGACTGATCGATGCTGCCAAGGTAGAGGCGCTGGCGGGCTTTGGCCTCACCGCGGCCGACATCGCACAAGTGCTGGAGGTCGACCTTGCGGTGCTCGAAGTCGCCTGTGCCCGCGAACTGAAGAGCGGCGGCATCAAGGCCAACGCCCGTGTTGCCGAGAGCCTCTACCGCAAGGCGCTGGGCGACGGCCGTGAGGCGGTGACCGCCGCCATCTTCTGGCTGAAAACCCGAGCCCGCTGGAAGGAGACCTCAGTCCAGGAGCACACGCTGGGCGAGGACGAGCCGATGAAGATCACGGTCACCATCGGCGGCGAGCCACCACCCAGGCCATATGAGCCGGGCATTCCCAATTTCCGTTCATCATCAGACACTTAGAACTTGCTGGCTTTCCGCGAGTGAGCAAACTGCAAACGGTGGTTTGCAGTCTGAACACCCCAGCGAAGGAAGCCTCGATGAGCAGCGCGGTCGCCTATCTCAGGGTCTCGACACAGCGGCAGGGACGGTCAGGCCTCGGCATTGAGGCACAGCGCTCGGCCATCGCCCGCTTCGCCGAGACTGAAGGCATCGCGATCATCGCCGAGTTCGTCGAGGTCGAGACCGGCAAGGGCTCCGATGCACTCGATCGTCGTCCTCAGCTTGCGGCAGCACTCTCACTCGCAAAGCAGCAGAAGTGCCCGGTCGTCGTCGCCAAGCTGGACCGGCTCTCCCGCGACGTGGCCTTCATCTCCGGGCTGATGGCGCAGCGGGTGTCATTTGTCGTCGCGGAACTCGGAACCGATGCCGACCCGTTCATGCTTCACCTCTACGCAGCGCTGGCCGAGAAGGAGCGCCGGCTGATCTCGGAGCGAACCCGCGCAGCGTTGTCATCCCGCAAGGCAAGCGGCACCCGGCTCGGCAATCCCACCAACACCGCCGAAGCCGCCGCCAAAGGTCGAAAAGTCTCGATCCGCGAATCCGAGCGCTTCGCCGCCACCGTGTTGCCGACCATCGAGTCCGTCCGCCGCTCCGGCATCACCAGTCTGCGGGGCATTGCAATGGCGCTCAACAACCGCGGCGTTCGCACCGCCCGCGGCGGGACGTGGCAGGTGTCCAACGTGCGGAACCTGGTGCGCAGGGAGGCGGTTGACATTTTATAGTTGGAACTTTGGTCCGGTTTATTGTTCTGACGACAGCCGACAATTAGATCTTAAAGCGACACGGATAACCCCCCTCGACCGCGAATGGCCGTTGACATACGCGGCGTCGTCGGAGGCGAGAAACACCGCAGCTCTTCGAGCTTCGGGCTATTGCGCGTGCTTGCCCAACCAATCCTGCATGGCAGCGATCTCTGCTTCTTGCTCAGAGATTATCTGGTTGGCCCACTCCTTCACCTGATCGTCCTTTCCGTACTTGAGAACGGTCCGAGCCATATCGATTGCACCCTGATGATGCGGGATCATCGCGCGAACGAAGGCCACATCTGGATCAGCCAGCTGGGCGCCTTGCATCATAGGCCCGTCCATTTTTCTCATGGCGTCCATGTAAGCCTGGCTAGCGTCGGACATGCCGGCAGGGGCCATGGCCATACCCTTCATCATTCCACCCTGTCCCTGCATCATGGCCATCATACCCATCATTTGCTGCATCATGGGCATCATCGCTTCGCATTGACTAGGCAGGGCGGACGCCGCTGGCGCGGCACCGGCATCGCTGGGTGCCGGATGATGCGTATCGGTTTGGGCGAGGCCAGCGTTCGGCAGAAAGATGGAAAGAGCGGCTGCGGCCATCAGTCGAAGGTTCGTGTTCAT